CACCAGAAGCGGTTGTCAAAGGAGGGTGCGGGGTCAACCCACACCATCCCTTTACTAGTTTTCTCAGCATCACTCCACCGCCCCCACGAGGTTGGGTGGGTAATACCGTCAGAGTCTTTCCAACTCCGTCCTTCTCTTATTCGTTTTCCGTTATATGTCCACATAATGTCACCTCGCGTTTGCGTATTTGAATGGTTGTTCGGCTATGGCTATATAGATGTAATCCTGACCAGAAAAATTCCAGCCGCCATAAGCATCTCTAGCCTTAAACCCGTTTGACAATAAGTCTACAACAGTTTCGGCGGTGTTTTCTGCTGAAGAATTACTTGGGAAAAGCCTAGCATTACTTACATTGTATGGGTTTCTAGTATTGTCAATCATCCCCCAGTTAGAGGCGGCGGTGATTTGTCTGTAAAGCAGGAACGCTGGACGAAAGCCTAAGTACACAAAAAGACCGTCTGTTGTTGAACCATTGCCACTAAATTTGCCCACCTTACACAGCCCTTCGGCGTTTGCGAAACAATACGCTATGTAGTCAATATTATTACCATAAAGATAACTGCCAATAGAAAAGGTTGTGCTTGTTGGTGCGGTATCATTCCAAATTGTAGCATTGTCAATGGGCGTATTTGTCAAGTTAAGCAACATATAGAAATCTTCAGGCGTAGAGTTCATATCTTTGTGATACACACACCAATCGCCTGTTTGGTCACGGTTCTTAACTATATACATATCGGGCGTGACACCCAAACCGTGACCAACTGTGGCGTTAGCACCAGTCCCAGTATATCCCACTACACTAAACCAGTTCTGTTGGCTTGTAGAACCCACACTCACTGTGCTGTTAATACTGCCATCAGTGTTGCTTACGCCAGAGCCGTTGGCTTTCCAGTTCCAAGAAACAAAAGACACTCCGCTTTGGTTCAATCCATCAGCCGTTGAATAGTCTGATGCGTTTTCGTTGAAAGTAAATCCAGTTGAACTAACTGAATTAATCACACCACGATTGGGATAAGCCGTTTCTGAACCATTTAAGTTTGTATAAAGATTATTGTTCAAATCAAAACCACGAACCGAATCTTGAATGGCGTGGCTATCCATTGATGCGGCTGAGCGAGACTTGTGCCAAATTAGGTCAGGCGCAAAATCCAAACCGCTTAGTGTTCTTGGGTTTGAACCGTCACCAGTCCACAATAAAGTATTGAAATAATCCTCTGGCGTTTCATCGTTCAGCGTGTCTATCGCACCTGTTGGCAGATTGGCAGTGCAAAGCGCAAGTGCATCATCTGGCACTGGGTAATAAAAATCTCCAAGACCATTGGCATCAGTATTCCCTTGTCTTGCTTTAGCACCAGCAAAAGAACTATCCTGACCAAAGTTGGCGGTCATATTTCCTGACTTTGTGGTTACACCGCCATCGCCTTGATACATCATAACCATATATGTTTTTGACGTATCCATTGTAGCCCAAAGGCTTGTCCCAGCCGCATAGTTTTGACCAGTAAATTCAACGCCATTAAACCACGCATAAAACTTGCCAGCATCCGCATCGTAGACCAAAGAATAAATATCACCATTGGCGGCATTACCGTTTGAAGTCGTCAACAAAGTACCTTCACTGGTTGTGCTACTGTCGATTCGGTATAAGTACGGCGCACTTAGATAAGAAACCCATCGTAATTGAGATGCGTTTGCTGTTGCACTCAGCCCATTATCTCTGTCAGCAAGAGAATAAGCTAGAGAGTCAGTTGATACAACGCCCCACTGCATCTGTTCGTTAGTTACATTACCTGTGAACTCAAAGTAATATTTATTTGTATCGTTTGGGGATATGGCTATACTCCCAAAAACCCTGTCAAACCCTGCGCCTGTATATCCATAGGTGTATTTAAGATTTCCTTCCGAATACGAAAATTTTGGTGAGGCGTAATTGTCGTCTAAGATGTTCATCGTAGCAAAATTATTAGTACCATCAGGCACAACATCGCTGAACACTAGGTTGTTTGGTTGCCAGTCATTGCCCTGCCCAGAAGTGTCCCTCCAGAACGCCGCATTGCGTGTGTCTGCAAAGGCCATATAGATATATGAACCGCCAGAACGGTTGATACCAGTGTTGCCGTTAAGCGTTTCAAAGCCAGTATCAGAATAAGACAAAGATGTTGTTGTTGCTTCTGCGGCAGAGTCATTCGGGAATAGCCGCTTGTCAAATGGGCTAGATGTGTTTCTAGTATTGTCAAACAACTCCCAGCTATTTGCATTTCCTGTTTCTTTAATTAGCAGGAAGGCTGGCTTGAAGCCCAAGTTGATGCTATTACCAGCCGCCCCAGTTCCAGTGTATGACCCAATGGACGAATAGCCAGTTTTTTCAGCGAAACAATACGCTATGTAGTCACTACCATTAGCGTTAACATCTGTGTCTGTTCCAACACTAAACACAGAAGATGTTGGTGCAGTGCTATTCCATTGTGCTGGTCTGGATGTTTCACCGTTTGTAAGGTTGAGCCACATTTGGTAGGTTGCAGATGTCATCCCCGAATGATACACGCCCCAGCTACCAGTAGTATTTCTGCGCTTTGCTATAATCATATCAGGCGCAGATGTCAGGCCGTGTCCAACCGTAGCGTTAGCCCCAGTTCCAGTATAGCTAACAATGGAAAAGCCGTAATCAGTATTAGCCTTGACCGTACTGGTGATTGACCCATCAGTGTTGCTTGCGGCAGAACCAGAGCCAGCGTCCCAAGTCCAAGCGACATAATTACTACCAGATGTATTGTAGTTACTCACATTATCGCCAAAACTAAATCCATCAGAATCAAACGATGTAAGGTATGTTGGTCTGTTTAATTCAGCCGCAGTGCTATTGCTCTGAAGCAAGTTGGCCGCCCCTCTAACACTGTCGTGCAAAACGTGTTCGGTAGCAGAGCTTCTATTCTTAATCCAAACTAGGTCAGGCGCAGATGAGAAGCCAGTACCACTAATAGACTGTGCGCCGCCATTGCCAGTATAGGTAACAGTATTAAACCCACTAGCCTCCGTCGTGTCGCCAAACTGCAATCTAAAACCATTCGTCCCAAAGGTTAGCCCTGACGTGTCCACTGGTGTCCAGATGCCAGACTTAAACTCACCGAAGCTGGTAGGTTCTAGGGCTTGACCGTCAATGAAATTAATGTCTGCCATATAACCGTCATAGTAATTTGAATTATGAAAAGCAGACCTACCAACATTATATGGGTAAGTAGTGCTATTTATAACACCATCAGAGTTTAGCGCAGGGTCTATGGCTTGAGTGAATGATGTTACCCTATCCCCATTCACATAAATCTTTATCCTGTCACTTGCAGTAGAATCCGTTGTGTCGTGAACAATTATAATATTCATCCAAGCTGAGGTATCTCTAAAAACTGCACTAGTGTACCTACTTCCTCCAGTATGCACCGCATATCTTAGAGTATCATCAGTTTCAAAATACCAGTAATGGTATGCAGTTCCTGATAACCCAGTTGAAAAAAGAGTTTGGCGAGTCCCTATATTGGAACGCTTGACCCACGCACTCCAAGTCCAAGTCTTTCTGTTACCCGTTGATGATGGTGTCCAGCTTAGATATGCGCTGTCATTATCATTGAAGCGCAATGACTGCTCGATGGGGAAGTCGTAGAACTCACGACCAGATGAATACATCCATTGTTCTGAACCTGTAATACTCATGGTTCTATCTCCTATGCAAATGCAAGTTGTGGTGCGCCTAGTAAAATACGTCCTGATGCTGCTACGATGTACGGAACTACATCCGTCCCACTAGCAGAGAGTGTAATACCAGCCCCACCAGCAGTCTCGTAGTCTGTTCCAAGAGATACTGTGTAGCCACCTGTTTGAATGAATGTAATAAATCCTGACTGTCCTACCTGTTCTGTTGTAGGATTGTCTAGCGTAACATTGCCTGTCATAGTTAATACAAAGTTTTGATATGCACCAAAGTCTAAGGTTGTACTACCTGATACACTAGAGGTTTGGGTTGTTGCAACGGCAGTGCCAGTGATTGTCACGCCTGTGCTGGTGGTGGTGAGTTTCTTGCTATTATCGTAATATAAATCAACTCTGTCATCAGACACTGCAACAATCATATTTTCGCCAGTGTATTTTTGAACTTGGAACTGACTGCTACGAGTAAACAGCTTTCCAGTACCTGCATCATCTATATAACTATCAGTTCCATCGTGATAAATCTGCAAGTCAGACCCAGCACCGAAAACAGCCTTGTCGCTGTCGCCGAAGTTAATGTCACCTGTAACACTGCCGCCAGTAGTAGCCAAGCCGCCAAGGTTAGACAAAGCTGTTGACGCACTAGCAACATCAGATAGGTTATTAGCTGCTGCTAGTAGTCCAGCCGTAGATACTGCTGCAATCTGCCACGCAGAACCATTGTATACTCTTAGGTCATTACTTCCTGTGTTGAAGTACAAGTCACCTGTGGTTAGCGCATCACCGTCATTATCCACTGTCGGGTCTGACGCAAAAGCACCAAGGTAGGTATCTTCAAAGTTATCCAAGGCAAGCTCTGCCGCAGCTTGCGCTGCTTCTGCTGCTGCCTGTGCAGCCTCTGCATTAGTCTCAGCAGTCTCCGCATTAGTCTCTGAGGTAGCTGCATTAGACGCACTAGTCGCTGCTGCTGACGCTGAGTTAGCTGCATTAGTCTCACTAGTAGATGCGTTAGATGCGCTTGTAGCTGCTGCTGAAGCCTGTGTAGTAGCTGTAGTTGCACTACCACTAGCAGACGAAGCACTACTACTTGCTGCTGATGCGCTTGCTGCTGCATTAGTTTCGCTAGTAGCTGCTGCTGCTGCCGAAGACGCTGCTGCACTTGCACTAGCTGCCGCTGCCGAAGCTGAACCAGCTATATCATCTACATAAGCCTTAGTAGAAGCATCATTGTCTGATACTGGTGTTGCTACGTTCTTGATAACTTTAGACTGTGCATCCCACTTGTCGTCATCAGCAAGAGTAATAGCAGCACTAGCAGTGTCCACAGCTTCCTGTGCTGCGTGGAAGACCTGAATGTTAGAGTTATCCAAGTCTTCTTCAGTCAACACTGAGCCAGACGCAAAGTCTACGGCTCGTGATGTAAGGCTAGTTGTTCTGCGTACTCGTACTAGAGCGTCAGAAGCAGGAGCAGACGTTAACTGCACACTTGTTACAGAGGGAAAGGTGAGGCCTGTTTCAGCCACACCATCCACAGTTACACTGATTTCGTCAGTGCTTTGGTATGTGAAGGTAATGGTGAACGTATCTGTTACACCATCACCTGTATAGTCTTTGTATGAAAAGGCCATCGTTTATCCTTTAATTTCCTAATTCGTTTGCTAAGGCGTTAATAGCTTGTCTCATTCCATAGAGAGATTGTGCAGGAAGTATGCGTAACATTCTTCTGTATTCTGCCTCAGAGATTTCACCGTTATTGTATGCTGTTAAAGCCTGTAGTGTTGACTGAGCTAGTGAGACTGCTGGAGGGGTCATCGCATAAGTGTTACCATCCATAGCACCAGTAGAAAGCTGATAGATATAACTAAACATAGAAGCTGCTCCTATCTGACTTAATGCACCTGTAGCAAAGTTTTTAGGTTTCATACGTTCCTGAATATACTCATCAGCATCACCACGTCCTGCTGCATTAAGTTGAACACGA